GTGTGGTGAGATACATTCCTGCGGCGCATCACTCGGCCGGTTCGAATAGTCCGGTGAATCGGGTTGTGATTCATGCGACGTGCCCGGATGTGGGGTTTCCGTCAGCCTCCCGTAAAGGGCGGGCGGTGTCTACGGCAAACTATTTTGCTTCCCCATCGTCTGGTGGTTCGGCGCATTATGTGTGTGATATTGGGGAGACGGTGCAGTGCTTGTCGGAGTCTACGATTGGGTGGCATGCCCCGCCGAATCCGCATTCTTTGGGTATAGAGATTTGCGCGGATGGGGGTTCGCACGCCTCATTCCGTGTTCCAGGGCATGCCTATACGCGGGAGCAGTGGCTTGACCCTCGGGTGTGGCCCGCGGTAGAGAAGGCCGCTGTCCTGTGCCGGCAGTTGTGTGACAAGCATGGTGTTCCGAAGAGGAAACTTTCGGTGGCTGATTTGAAGGCTGGCAGGCGTGGTGTGTGCGGCCACGTGGATGTTACGGATGCGTGGCACCAGTCGGATCATGATGATCCTGGGCCGTGGTTTCCGTGGGATAGGTTTATGGCCGTAGTCTGCGGCGGCAGTGGAGATAGTGGGGAGTTAACTGTGGCTGATGTGAAAGCCTTGCATGATCAGATTAAACAATTGTCTGCTCAGCTTAGTGGTTCGGTGAATAAGCTACACCATGATGTTGGTGTGGTGCAGGTGCAGAATGGTGATTTGGGTAAACGTGTTGATGCCCTATCGTGGGTGAAGAATCCGGTTACCGGAAAACTGTGGCGCACAAAAGACGCCCTGTGGAGCATCTGGTATTACGTGTTGGAGTGTCGTAGCCGTATTGACAGGCTTGAGTCTGCTGTCAACGGTTTGAAAAAGTGATGGTGATCCGTGTTATGGGTAAACAGTTTTGGTTGGGCCTGCTAGAGCGTGCCCTGAAAACTTTTATTCAAACGTTTGTTGCTGTGTTGGGTGTGACGGCGGGTGTCACGTATACTGCGGAGTCGTTTCGCGGTTTGCCGTGGGAGTCTGCCCTGATAACAGCAACGGTTGCTGCAGTGTTGTCGGTTGCTACCTCGTTTGGTAATCCGTCGTTTGTGGCCGGCAAACCTAAAACCACGGTTGTGGATGCTGGGCTTGTTCCACCGGATGATCCTGGAATAGTGGAGTCTCACATGGTTGACGAAACGGATCCTGGCATGATAGAGCCTATCGACGATGCCGATGCTGGAGGCTATGTGCCGAGGCGTGCTGCTGAGTCGGAAGTTGGCACGGTAGAGTCTACTGTTGCATAAGTGAATATATGTGTGTGCCCCAGCGGTGCTGCCACGATCGTGTGGTGGTTGCTGCTGGGGCACTATTTTTGTGTCTACAGGGGTTTTACAGGTTGTCGTCTAGGGTGTCTTCGAGTGTCTGTTGTAGGAGTGCACACTCGGCGAGGGTGTCTTCAGCCTGGTCGACAATGTTTTGTTTTGCTATGCCTGGATAGTTGTCGCGGTGATTGTAGATGGCTTCCAGAATGTTGTCTGCCATGATTTGTAGTGTTAGGGCCTGGTTGGTGATGCATTCCAGCTCGTCTAGGGCGGCCTGGCTAGCCTCCGGTTGCCGGTTGTCCGGATGTTCTGCAAGGTTGCAGTCCCACAGGATTTCTTGGCATGCATCCCTGGTGTCTGCGTCCACATCGATGTCGTCTAGACTGACACCGTTGGCGTTGAGGCTGATGTTGTCGAGGTTGATTGGAACCAGATATTCGCTGCTGATGCTGCAGGTGATGTTTGCGAGTTCTGTCATGTTTCGTGGCTGCTGCTGTATGATGCGGCGGGCCGCGGTTTTGAGGGCTGTGACTGTTCGGTGTCTGTTACTGGGCATCGTTTCTATTCTTCTTCCCCGGTGTAGCTGGTGGTGTTGGTGTACTGGGTGAGTGTGATCAGGCACTGGTCGGCCCACTGTTTCACCGTCTGCCGTGTCACACCCAATCGTTGGGCTGCCACCGAATAGGTTTGATCATACCCGTAGACTTCCCTGAATGCGGCAAGCCGTGCTAGCCGTTTCCGCTGTTTGGATGGTTCACATGTGAGGGTGTAGTCGTCGATGGCCAGTTGTAGATCGATCATGGCTACAATGTTGTTGCCGTGGTGTTGTGGCGCGGTTGGTGGGGGTGGCATGCCCGGTTCGACACTCGGTTTCCATGGGCCGCCGTTCCAGATCCATTGGGCGGCTTGGATGATGTCGGCTGTGGTGTAGGTTTGGTTCACTGGTCATCCCCGGAATAGGTTGTCGAGGTTGTCTGGGTTGCTGGTGTTGGTGGTGTCGAATCGTCCCACACAGTGGCAGTAGTCGTACATGAGTTTGATGATGTGTTGGTGGTCGCCGAGGTAGGTGTTTCCGCTGATGCTGTAGGTGGCTGTGCCGTCTTTTGCGATGGTGTATTTGGCGGTGATTGTTTCGGGTGTTTCGGTGTTGGTGATGATTGCTGTGGTGGTGGTGCCTATGGTTTGTAGCCTGGTGGTTTGGGTTCCGTCGTCGAGGATGATAGTAACCATGAGGGTTGTCCTTTAGATGCTGGTTTGGTTGTCGGCTAGATGAATAATATCGGATAAAGGTTTCGGCTGGTCTAGGTGTTGTATGGTTTTGTTGGCTAGCCGTTTGGCTACCCTGTAACACATTTTGGTATAGTGTTTGTTGTCTAGGTTGTGGTATTGTTCCCGCACCGCAATATATAGTAGGGAGTCTTGGTACAGGTCGTCTGCACTGATTGCGGGGTAGTGTCCGGCTGTTTTGGTGCATGCCCGGTTGAGTGTGCGGAGATGATGGTTTGTGGCCCATCCCCACGATGCGGTGGTGGCCAGGTCTGCTTTTGTTGGTCGTCTGCTCATGGCACTATTTCATCTCGCTATCTGATAGTTGTTTGGTGTTTTGTTGTTTATAGTGTAGCACACTAGTCCGGGGTTGCCGGTGGTGCCTGTGCGGTGCCGGTACCAGACGGATTCTCCTTCCATGGATGGGCATTGGATGAAGGTGCGTTGTCCTTGCTCAGAGATTTCTAGGTGGTGCCGGTGCCCTGCCATGAGTATATGGGATGTGGTGCCGTTGTGGAATTCTTGGCCGCGCCACCATTCGTAGTGTTGGTTGTTGCGCCATTGGTGTCCGTGGGCGTGTAGGATTTGTGTGCCTGCCACCCCAACGGTGGTGGTCATTTCGTCCCGCTCAGGGAAGTGGAAGTGGATGTTGGGATACTGGTTGGTGAGCTGGTAGGCTTCTGCGATGGCGCGGCAGCAGTCCACGTCGAAGGAGTCATCGTAGGTGGTGACTCCTTTGCCGAAGCGTACTGCTTCACCGTGGTTGCCGGGGATGGAGGTTACGGTGACGTTGGCGCAGTGGTCGAACATGTGGACGAGTTGCATCATGGCCATGCGGGTGAGCCTGATTTGTTCCGTCAAGGGTGTTTGTGTGCGCCAGGCGTTGTTGCCTCCTTGTGACACGTATCCTTCGATCATGTCGCCGAGGAAGGCGATGTGGACTCGTTCGGGGTTGCCGGCTTGCTGCCAGTAGTGTTTTGCAGCGGTGAGGGAGCGCAAATAGTCGTCGGCGAATCGGCTGGTTTCTCCGCCGGGGATGCCTTTGCCTATTTGGAAGTCGCCTGCCCCGATGACGAATGCGGTTTTACTGTCTGTTGTGGTGTTGTCTTTTGTGGGTGGCTGCCAGTCGGCTAGCTTAGCTACGAGTTCATCTACAGGATATGGGTCTGTTGCGGGTTGGTGGTCGATGATTTTTTGTACGGATCGGCCTGTTTCCCCGTTCGGTAAGGTCCATTCGGAGATGCGTGTACGGCGCACGGTTCCGTTGGCTAGATCATCATTAATGGTGTCGATGGCGTTGTCGTGGTTGGCTAGCTGTGTGAGGAGCCGGTCAATATTGTCTATCACTGGTTTTCCTCCTCCTTCTGGGTGTTGGTTTGTTTGCGGCGATAATCTTTAATAACGGTGGCGGAGATGGGGTATCCGGCTTGGGTGAGCTGTTTTGCTAGCCACGAGGCGGGGATGGTTTTGTCGGCGAGCACGTCGGCAGCCTTGTTGCCGTAGTGTTGAATAAGGGTTTCAGTTTTTGTTGCCATGATATCCTAGGGGTTGGGTGGTGGGCTGCCATCCGGTGCGGCAGTCGCCGTCGTGTCCTGGTTTGCGGGTGCACCATGTGATGGTGCCGTCTGTGTGGTTGAGTGTTTTGCCGCACATGACGTCACGCAAGTGCTCGGGCAGTACACTGTCATCCTGGTTGCTGGTTTGTGTGTCGAAGAGTGTTTTCTGGTTGGTGAAGTGTTCGGATACGGTGCCGTTGTGTACGAGTAGTATCCATGTTTTCCATTGTTGTTGTAGCCGTGTGTTCCAGTGGAATTGTTTGGCGGCGTTTTCTGCCTGTTTTATGGTTTTGTAGTAGCCGACTAGTATGCGCTGGTGCTGCTGGTCGGGCGGGTTTTGGCCTCGCCAGTATTGTGCCGCGACGGCGTAACGGTTGTTTTCTGTGAAGGTGTTCCAGCAGTATTCGATAATGTTGTTGAGTGTGTCGTCTGTAACATCTGTGTCGCTGTTTAGTGTTTCTTGGGCGATGATGTCGCGGATGGCTTGCCGATTTTTGGTGGTGGGTTTGAAGGTGATGCTCACGATAGTACCGGCTCGTCTTGCAGGAACTGGTTGAAGGTGTTGTTCCCGGCGTGTTGGGCTTGTGTGATGTCCTGGTCGGTCCAGTCGGGGTGTTGCTGTTTCAGATAGTGCCAGCGGCACGCATTGTAGGTTTCGTCTTGTAGCCGGGTGAGATGGTTTTCGGTGATGATTTGTTTCCACATTGTCCATGACACGTCTAGCCGGTCCAATATTTCTATGGCTGGGATGTTGAATTGGTCGAGGAAGAGGATTTCGTGGGTGTAGTATTCCTTCTCGTACTGGTCCCATCCGCTTCGGTGCCTGTTGGGCTGGTTTTTGGGGTAGGCTTCCCGGCATACTTTGTGCAAACGTTTGGCCATGTCGTCGGGTAGTTTAATGTCAGGGTTGGCGCGGATCATGGATCGCATCCCATCATAGGTGGTGCCCCAGGTGTGCATGATATGCAGTGGGTCTTCACCGTCTGCCCATTTTTCTGCACAGATGGCGAGGCGGATGCTCCTCCTAGCGGCCTTACTTGTGTCGCGGCGGCCGGGGATGGGGCACGTGTCGAGGGGATCCATGATGTTTTATATGCCTTTCTTTTGTGTGGATTGCTTGTGTGGTTTTACTGTAGCACAGTGTCTAGTGCTTGTGTCAACCCTGTTTTGCCCTCCTGCAGGTAGGTGTCTGTGACATCCCCCAGGGTGAGGGGCACGTGGATGGCTTGGGGGAGTGCGGTTTGGAGGGTTTGGGCCATCTTGTCTCCCGCGGGGTCTGGGTCTGACCAGATGTAGATGCGGTCGTAGCCTTCGAAGAATTTGGTCCAAAAGTTTTGCCACGAGGTTGCGCCGGGTAGGGCGACGGCCGACCATCCGCATTGTTCGAGGATCATGGAGTCGAATTCGCCTTCGCAAATGTGCATTTCTGCTGCCGGGTTGGCCATGGCGGCCATGTTGTAGATGGAGCCTGTGTCTCCTGCCGGGGTTAGGTATTTGGGGTGGTTGTGGGTTTTGCAGTCGTGCGGGAGTGAGCAGCGGAAACGCATTTTTCGTATTTCGGCTGGCCGCCCCCAAACGGGGTACATGTATGGGATGGTGATGCACTGATTGTAGTTTTCATGGCCTGGTATGGGGTCATTGTCGATGTATCCAAGGTGGTGGTAGCGGGCTGTTTCTTCGCTGATGCCTCTTGCTGAGAGCAGGTCGAGTATGTTTTCGAGGTGGGTTTCGTAGAGGGCCGAGGCTTTCTGGATTCGGCGGCGTTCCGCAATGTTGTATGGGCGTATGCTGTCGTACATTCGGGTTTTCTTCTTCTAATCGTTGTTGTAGTTTGGCGAGGCCTCCTCCGACACCGCATGTGTGGCAGTACCAGACGCCCTTGTCGAGGTTGATGCTCATGGAGGGCTGGTGGTCGTCGTGGAACGGGCAGAGGATGTGTTGCTCGTTTTTGGATGGGTTGTAGCGTATCTGGTAGGTGTCGAGGAGGCGGCAGGTGTCAGAGGTGTGGGAGGAGTTCTGCGAGGGTTGATACCACATAGGCTTCACTCCATGGCTTGTTGCGCTGTTTCATCACGACGAGTCCGATAGTGGACTGGCTGGTTTTGTTTCGGTGTGTTTCGTAGTTACGTGCCTCGGTGGTGGCTTCTTTGACGAATTGGGCTAAATGCTGCTGGCCAGCTTTTGCTTCTATCACATATGTGTGATTGCCGGTTGTGAGGATGAGGTCGCCTTCGTCTTCGCGGCCGTTGAGGTGAAGGCGTTCTATGTCGTATCCGATATCGCGTAGCTGGTGGAGGAGTCGTGTTTCCCATTCGGCTCCGGCCCGCCGGTTGCGTGCCTGCTGTGTAGCCATAGTTTTTAGAGTCCTTTGTGTGTTGCGGTCATGTTCCAGGGCTGTTTTTCGGCGAGGGGCCCAAAAAAGGTGTATTCGGGGTAGGCTCGTAGCCGCTCGTATCGGGTGCCGTCTGGGCTTGACTGTCCGGTTCTCTGTTTCAGCACGGCGATGCGGGCCTCGGCTGGTATGGATAGTCCATTGCCGTTGTCTTCACCACCATATAGTGATACTCCCAATATGAGTTGTGGTTTTTCGGAGAGGCCGTTTTTGATTTCCCTGCGTGCCGGGGGATGTTCGATGTCGGTGCCGGTTTTGTCGGTTGCATGGTGTGTGACGATTATGGTGGAGCCAGTATCCCTACCCAATGCTGTGATCCATTGCATGGCTTCCTGCTGGGCCTGGTAGTCACTCTCGCAGTCTTGAATGTCCATCAGGTTGTCGATAACAATGAGTGGTGGGAAAGTGTTCCACATTTCCATGTAGGCTTGTAATTCCATGGTTATGTCGGTCCAGGTGATGGGTGACTGGAATGAGAATGTTATGTGTTGGCCGTGGTGGATGCTGTCTCGATAGTATTCTGGCCCGTAGTCGTCGATGTTTTGTTGTATCTGTTGAGTGGTGTGTTGGGTGTTGAGTGAGATGATTCGTGTGGAGGCCTCCCAGGGTGTCATGTCCCCTGATATGTAGAGGGCGGGCTGGTTGAGCATCGCTGTGATGAACATGGCTAGCCCGGATTTTTGGCTGCCGGAGCGCCCCGCAATCATGACGAGATCCCCTTTGTGGATGTGCATGTCCAGGTTGCGGTAGAGGGGTTCTAGTTGTGGTATGCGGGGCAGTTCGGCTGCGGTTTGGGAGGCTCTCTCGAAGGATCGTTGTAGAGAGAGCATCGGAGCCTTTATCTATCTGTTACGGTTGAAGGATATATGGGTGGTCAGATGGAGTCGATGTCAACATCGTCGCTTCCGCCAGTGTTGGGTTTGCTGTCTCGCTTGTCAACGTAGGCTGCTACAAGGTCGTAGATGGCGTCATCCAATGGTTTGAGGATGACAGCGTTGAAGCCGTTTTTGGTGCGCACGGTGGCGAGTTTGAAGGCCTGCTCCTCGCCAAGGTACGCCTCTAGGTCGCGGATCATGGAGTGTGGGCGATCATTGTTGCCGCGTGCTTTTTCAATGATGGCGTTGGGGATGGTTTCTGGGGTGCCGTTGTTGAGATCGTCGAGGGTGTGGAAGATGGTTACGTCAGCGTAGATGCGGTCTGCGACCTGTCCGCCGTATCCTTCGGTGTTGTGCTCGACGTCGTGGACTTTGAAGGCGATGGCGGTGGCGTCCTGGTTTTTGGATGGGTTGAAGAAGGTGCTGTCGTTGTTGTTGCGGTAGGTTGCGAGTCCCATTGTTGTATCCTTTACTGTTTTGTTGGTTTGTGTCGGTTTTTATCGGGTGAGGCTGTTTCGTTTGCTGCGGAACGCCTCTGACACGTCGGGGTTACTGGTGATGGTCTTCTTGTACTGTTTGAGTAGATCGGCTAGCTGTGCCTTGCTGGTGGCTTTGTTGATTTTGTCGATGACGATGTCGTTTTCTTGGGATGTGATGTTATCTACATAGTTTTTGGCTGCCTGGTTGTATCGGTCTTGTAGAATGATGGATGCGGAAGCTGTGAGTGTTGCCAAATCCCAATCCTCAGAGACGGTATTGTCTTTGAGGCCTCCGAGCAGGTCGATGATGGCCTGTTTTGTCTGCTCGGCTGTGTCTCCTCGGATGACCGCCCACGGTGCAGCATAGTCTCCACCGTATTTGAGTGTGATAGTAATGCGATCATCACCGGTGTTCGTGTTGTCGGTCACTGGTGCTCCTTGCCTTTATCAAGTGGTGTGATGATGGTTTGGATGGGGTACCTGTAGGCGTCTTTTCCGTCTACTGCCCAGCAGGCGTCCCGTACGGGGCATCCTTTACAGAGGGCGGTAACGTGGGGTACGAAGATGCCTTCGCTGATTCCTTTCATTGCTTGACTGTACATGGATGATACATGCCGGTAGGTGTTGTTGTCAAGATCGTAGAGTTCGGTTGCTGTGCCCTGGGTTTGCGACGTGTTGTCATTACGGCTGCTGGCGGGTGTCCAAAACATGCCTTTCGTCACATTGATGTCGTGTTGGTTGAGCATGTACCGGTAGGTGTGCAACTGCATATTGTCGGCGGGCAGGCGGCCGGTTTTGAGGTCGAGGATAAACGTTTCGCCGGTGTCTGTGTCGGTGAAGACACGGTCGATGTAGCCAACAATCTTGGTGCCATCCTGGAGTGTGGTTTCTACTGGGTATTCGATGCCTGGTTTACCGTCTAGGACTGCGGTGTGGTATTGTGGATGGTTTGTGCGCCACTGTTTCCACCTGTCAACGAAGATGGGTCCGTAGATCATCCACCAGTCGTAGTCTTTTTTGTTGGGGCCTCCTGTTTCGCACATGTTTTTGCACACCCTGCCGGAGGGTTTAATTTCCGTACCCTCGGATTGGACAAGGGCGACTTGGGTGTCGAAAACATTGTTGAAGGATAAGATGTTGTCGGGTATTTCGGGGTATTCGGCGGGATTGTACAGGTGTAGGTCATACTGTTCGGTGATGTGGTGTATAGCACTGCCGGCGATGGTGGCATACCATGTGTGATAGGTGGCTTTGTAGCCGTGTTGGAGGCGCCATTTTTCTCCGCATTCAGCCCACTGCGATAGTGAACTGTAGGAGATGTGACCTGGATGGCTGATGGTTTTAGGATATTGTGCTAGAGGCATTACTTGTCGCTTTTGTTCCATGGGTTGCGGGTGTCTTGGCCGGCATTGTGCTGCTGGTAGGCGAGGAGTGCTAGGCAGTGCCAGGCAGCATGGGCTAGATGCGGTAGCCCGGATTCGCGGTCGAGGTTGTTGCCTTGCTGCCATGATAGTAGGTGCCGGTAGAGGGCGTCGACACTGTGGCTCCACGGGTATCCTCCGGTCCAGTTGTTGTCGCCGTATTTGGTGGCACCGTATCCGGCTACTTCGCCTAGGGCGTGAAGGGATGCGGGGTCGATGAGGGAAAGCCTGCAGAGTTTCAATTCTTTTCGGGCACCGCTGTTGGGGTCGGTGTACATGCGGGTGGGCTCATCCATGGGGTGTGTGCTCCTTAAGCGTGGGTTACTGGTTGTTGTCGTGGGCGAGTGCTACTGCGAGAATAATGATGGCGAGGGTTTCAGCGATAAGGATGGGTGTTGTGATCATTTAGTGTCTCGGGGATTGTTGGTGAGGGTTGAGGCACCCAGGAGGGTGGCGAGGGCGCATGCGGCGATGATGGCGAGGGCGGCTTTGTGTGGGGTGCCGGTTGCGTACATCCATGTGATGATGGCGCCTTGGATCCAGGCTAGGCTGGTGAAGAACGTTTCGTAGCTGTGTAGCTCAATGTTGTTGGGTGTGTTCATTGGTTTTTCTCGATTTCTTTTTGAATGTTTTTGCGAATGGTGTCGATGCGGTTTTCGATGTCGATGAGCTGGTTGGTGGTGGCTTCTAGATTGTATTCTGGGTGGAGTGTGTTGATTCGTGCGGCGATGTCGGTGCCTGTCCGGCAGGCTCCCCCGGCGGCGTGGAGGATGTGCATGATGTCGGATAGGCCCGCATCAGCCATGTAGGTGGACATGAGAGTCATGGTAGGTGTGCTTTCTTTCTGGTCAGCGTGAAGGGTTGATTGACATGTCGTCGACCTGCGGCTTGTCTTCGGTACCCGAGACTTGGCAGAAGACTTTCACGTGTGCCTTGGATGCTCCGGGTTGCTTGGCGGTGGCACCGTAGGCGATAGAGAAGGTGTCTTTGTGGGCGCCGATGACTTTGTGTAGGAAGAGGTCGATGTCGGGGTTGCCGTTCCAGTTGACACCCTGCGCGGCAGCCATCTGCTCAGCCTTGTCATTGCAGGCGTGTGCAGCGGTGAGCATGGTGAGCCCTTGTGAGGTTTCTTCACCCCTTGTTTGGGCTTGCCGGTGGGCGCGCTGCTGTTCTGCTTGTAGGGAGCGGACTGCTTCGGCCTGCTTGGCGGCTTTCTCGGCTTTGCGCTGCTGTGCGGTTTCGGGTGTCCACGCGGTGTTGGCTGTGGTGACCTGTGGGGCGGGCTGTGATGCGAGTGGCGGGTTGTCGTCGGGGGCTGGCAGGAATGAGCATGCGGCGATGATGGCGGCTGTGATACCGGCGATGGTGTAGCCTTTTTTCTTGTTCATGACTGTTGTCCCCTTTCCGGGGTGTTGTTCGTTGCTGACATGATTAATCATGGTGTGAGCGGTGGCCTGTGTCAAGACTGCGCTCAACGATTATGAGCGTTTAGTGTGTGGCTAGGGGTTTTATCGGGCGCACAGGGTGAGTAGGTGTCCTATGTTGATGCGGCTAACATTCCAGTAGAGTTGTGTGGCTTCCCCACTGGTGAGCGGCTTCCACGCGTTGTGGCTGAACACGGTGCCATCGGAGGCGATGAATGTGTCGGGGC